CAGCTAGGAAGTCAGCAATGCCCTGCTCGTTGCAGTCGCTAGCAATCTTGAAAGCCTCGAAGGCTTCCTTGAGTAGCTTGTGGTTGTCAGCGTGTAGACGCTGCAGCATCTTGTGGTGGTCGCCGTCAGAGATGCGGTCGCATGGCTCGATGCACGAAAGCTCTAGGAAGTCAGTCAGCATGTAAGGTGCGTCGTAGCCGAGCTTAAGGATGTTCTCGCCAATAGCGTCTAGCGAGCCTTCTAGGTCCTCGTAGATGTCGCCAAAGAAGTCGTGCATCTCGCGGAAGTCTTTGCCCTTGACGTTCCAGTGGAAGCCGTGAGCGGTGAACTTGAGTACAACGGTAGACGCAAGGAACTTAGCCAGCGACTGAGCTAGTGCTGGGCTGCCCTTCATTGCCATTGGGTTGTTTAGGTCGTGCATGGTTATCCTTCAGGGGTTGGTTCGGCTAGCCCTGGAGGAGCAGCCTCGGTTGGAGCGGCAGATGGCTCAGCTAGAAGTCCCTCGGGTGCGGTAACTTCCTGACCTTCCGCTGATTCGGTTGGGTTAATTGGTCCAGTTGGAGCCGCCTGGGCGAGAGCTGCCTCGACCTCTGGCGGAACTGGTGCTACCGAGTTAGCCTGCTGGATGCCCTTAATCTTCTCCATGATTTCTGGAGCAACAGCACCAAGCATTGCTTCGGTAAGTTCAGGGGTGATAGCACCCTTATTGATTACAAGACGAAGAGCCAACTCCATAGGAGTAGGAGCGTCCTGGTCCGAGAAGCCGTGAGCACGTCTCCAAGTTTCGTAGGATACCGCCATGTTGTTGAAGCCTGCGTCTGCGTCTGCAGCGCGGTCGTTGCGAGTAGCAACCTGGCTTGGGTCGTACCAGATAACAAGGCGGTTTACCTCTGCCTCTGGATAGCCGTTGGCGATAAGGTATGGGCGCAAGTAGACAACTGTGATGGCGTCAGCAATGAGCAACATCAGTGGCTCAATGTGGGCCTTGTAGAGGCTCTCGTCAATCTGGAGGGCATTTGAGTACTTGACGTTAGCCAGACCCGAAACGATGTCCTTAGGAACGTCTAGGCCCTGCATGATGCGTTCTAGGACACGCTCTGAACGCTCGGCTAGAGCAGGGTCGAATGAACGCTCAAACTTGAACTGCTTAATCTTGTCGCCAAGTTCAGCAGGACCACGGATGATAAGTGGAACAACTGCAGATGCCGAGTCCTCGTCCTTGATAGGAGTGGTCATCGCATCGATGAGCTGGTCTTCGAAATCGTCAGCAGCCTCTTCAGCGTTGTACTGCTCGTTGTAGTTTCCCTCTTCGTCGTAAGGGTAGTCAGGGTCAGCGGTAGCTGCAACCGAGAGGCCGTCTGGCAAGTAAAGAGCACCAGCGTTGAGGCGAGAGCGGGCGGTCGCACGGAAGGTGCGGTTGAGGAGCAAGAGCTCCGCACATAGGTCTAGGAGGCCACGTAGCGAGCTGTCAGACTCCTGGGAGTAGCGTGGGTGTGCTTTCCACATACGGCCGATAAAAGCGTCCTTAGGGAGTCTGATGACCTCTGCGCCACCACCAGACATGATGCTGGCTCCACCATTACCAACCTCGCGGCGTGGGTTAATGATGTAGTTACCCTTGGCATCAACCTGAAGCTCGTCAGTCGAGCGGATATCCCAAGACTCAGGCAAGCCAGAGCCAATACGCTCTGGAACCTGAACAAGATAGCACTCGCCAGTAACCTGAAGGTTTAGAGCACAGTCTTTGAGCAAACCTGACTGGCCTCCGTAGGCACTATCTAGGCGAGCAAGGGCTCGCTCAGCTGCGGCAGCAAGCTCTGGCTTGACTACCTCTGATTTACGTACCGTAACAGGAGCCTCTGCTGGGTCATCAACGCTAGCAGCATAGAGTCGGATACGTGATACAACTGAAGCAACGAGGTTAAACGCATATTTGATTTCTCCAATCGCGTCGTAGTACTCCCAAGCCTCCTTCTGCCATGCAGAAGACGCCGATTGACGTCGAGACTTGAAAATTAGGGCCTCGCCCTGGTCGCCAATCTTAATTTGAGCTGCAGCAGCAGTTAGAGGGCGTGGTTCGTTGAAAGCAGCAGGGGTAGCGTAGACAATTCCAAAAGAATCGCGAAATACAGGAGGCTGAGTAGGTCTCATGCCAGGGCTGGTAGCACGAACGCCGTTAGGTGATTGCTTGCGCGGCTGATTGCCACCATCACGTTTAAAAATTCCCAAGGTGGGTCCTGTCTTCGATAACGGAACGACTCATTAGAATCGTGCGGCTAAGATTCCAACAACGGCGGAGGTTGCTAGAACTAATGATACCACAAAAACCACTTGTGGAAAGAGGAGAGCGAGTGGAACGTAGCCAGCGGCCACCCAAATACTTGTACACCAGTCGCAAGTAATCAAATAACCAATGTTGATTCGGTTAGGAGGAAACTTGTTCCAGATTTTCTCCCGCAATTCGTTAAAAATCGTGTCAGTTGTAACCAAACGGGTCAATCTGAAGATGGCAAGCGCAAGAATTAGGAAATTTAGGGCGTCGATAGGCATATTAGTATCCTAGCGCAGTCAAAGTGTTGTAAGCGTGCCAAGAACGGAGCCTTGAGCCACATCCGCAGCTCGTATCCTTCTTAAAAGCAATCATTTTGCCCGATTTTGTGATGACATGGCTGTCTTCGGTGTCTTTTTCGGCGGCAAAGTAGTCAACATAACGCTCTTGGAAGGCAACAACAGGGCCTGTAGCCCCGTCAACAGCGATAACAATGGCTTCATCGGTCAAAACTACGCGTGTTTTTCCAACATAAGTGCCTTCTGGGCTCGGTTGGTAGCTCGTAATGTCTCTTGGGTCGTCAAAAATGCCCGCAGCAACGGCTACAACGTGGCAAGGAAACAAATCTTTGATGATTTTCATGCTATCGAACCCTAAAAGTTGAGCTAGAACCTGGTAAACGGCGTGCAGCAAGGCTTCTAGCACGGATTTTTCCGCCCGAGAAGCCTGCTGGAGGCTTAATAAGTAGTGCAGTGAGGGCGTGAACCAGTGCGTCGACGCGGTCTGGAGACTTTCCCTCGCCTGGAATCCACGTAATCATCTGAGTTTCGAGGTCAACCATGCTCTTTCCAACGTGGTGAACGCGGTCTTGCTCATATGCCATGGTGATTGGCTCAGCGCGGAGCTGCTTACCCTGCTTTGAGTGGACTTCAAGAACCTTGATGGTTGGGTCGATTGTGTTGATGGCGTTTCGAACCAAGGCTCCACCCTGGTTTACTTCGGCTACAACAGGGCAACCCCACTTACGAGCCATCTCAACAACTTTGCGTGCCCAAACGTCTGGCGAGCCGAGAACCGATGCGTCCTCCAAAACCCAGGCTTGACGCTTATAGAGGTCGTACTCCGAAGTCGAGCCAACAACAACAATTCCACATTCGTCTCGTGGGTTTTCGGCAACGCTAGGGTCAACGCCGATTACACGCATCGGAGCACTCTGAGGCATGTACGAGTGACGGCTACGCTCGATAAGCTCTTCCGTCCACATTGCGCCTTCCATGGCCTCGAGCATTTCACCATAAAGTTCCTGGCGGGCGAGAGAGGTTCCCTCGTAAACGCCAAGCATTGTGTCGAGGTATGCGCCAGAAAGGTTACCAGCGTTGTCCATGGTCGAACCACGGGTGATTGCAACGCCACCACCTTTCGACTCTTCAATGAGCTTGTAAAGCAGTGGAGTTCGTTTCGGGGTGGTGGTAACAAGAATTTTAGGGTTGGCTCCTAGACGAGTACCAACACGCAAGTTGTCGAACGCGGTCATACCTGCAGCGTCAGGAGTCTGTCGCCAGGCTGCAATCTCATCGCCCCAGGCGTGAGTGAACTGAGGACCACGGAGCGAGTCAGGCTCGTCAGCGGTAAAGAGAGAGGCTACGTTTCCGTTGGGCCAGGTTAGGCGTCGCTTAGACGGCTCGTAGAGCGGACGCTCGCTAGGAGGCGTAACGTTAAGGATTCCAGATTCACCTTCAACGATAACGTCACGCACGTCACCAGCGGTACGGGCAACTAGACCGAAACGGCGTTGGCCCGTATTTGTGTATTTAGCTTGTTCGCGAACCCACTCAGATGCAAGACGGGTTTTACCAAAACCACGACCCGCAAGTACGAGCCATACGTTCCAGTCACCTTCGGGAGCCTGTTGTTCTGGGCGACCCCATACAGACCAGTCCCACAGGAGTTGGTCTGGGTCCATACCGCGTAGAGCTTCAGCCTGCTCTTCTGGCGAGAGGAGAGCAAGCTGCTCCATGATTGATTTACCCATAGGTATATTCTAGTCCTCTTTTGTAGGACGTAGATTTACACCTCCGATGTTGGGCAGTAATCTAGCTGGCGAGTCTTCTTTGTGAAGAGCTGACCATCTGGGTGGTATTCGGCTTCAATGATTTCTTCGTGCATCCACTTGCCGTCGCGGAGCGAGTTAACAACACGTTCTCCGCAGGAAGTGCAGGTTCCAAACCACAACGTGTCATCCTTGCGGTAGCCGTCTGCCTGGTCCTTGACTGTGAAGTTGTAGCCGATACCCTTTTCGCGGGCTTCTTGAGTAGTAAGTTCTTCGCTCATTATCGTGCTCGGTTCTCGTCAAGAATGCGGGTGTAAACCTTAGAGGTTGCGTTTACTGGAGTCTTGTAGCCGTAGCGTACAAGGCGGAAGCGTAGAGCACCGTGAGTAACACCGAGACGCTTTGCTAGGCGGTACAGAGTTACACCCTCGTTGACGTGAGCGTGGTTGAGCAGTGCTGTGTACTCTTCTGCCTCGGCGCGGTACTTGGTTCCGTTAGAGCGGACCTGCTGAGCGTAAGGCTGTAGCTCGAGTAGTCGGGCTAGAGTCTCTGGGCTTGGCTCGATGTAAACAGGCTTTGGACGCTCTGGCTTTAGCGGTGGGGTTGGAACGCTGAAGTCTTCAGGTAGTTCCGAGGTTGACGGGCTGAGGCTAATCTGGCGAACACGCTCGCGAGTAAGTTCCGCAGCTGCAGCGATGGATTCTAGAGTCCAGTCTGCCTTGCGTAGTGAGCGGATGTATTCGTCTCTAGTCTCGGTGTCAAGAATTGAGCTGAAGGCTTCCTTAACGTTCTGAGGTAGAACCTGGTGCTTCTTGATGTATGGGGTAGGCATGTCTTTTTCTCCTTGTAGGGCGTCGTTATGTTTCCAGTGTATGAGGTAGATTTGCTAAGCGCAAGTCTGGAACGAAATTTTTTGAAAAAATTTTTTTCGGATTTTTCGAAAAGGGGTCGTTCTAGGATTTAGGTTTTCTCTTTGAAAATGGAGTCTCCACAATCGAGATGTAATACTGACCGAGGCTGTCTGGAACTGGAATGACCTCAACGTCAGTTACGTGAATGAAAGACTGCAGAGTCTTGGTCATTTCTTCAATTTCCTGAACAGGAGCGTCTGTCGGAACTTCCATCTGCATCGCGCAGTCGTACATGTCGAACAATCCGCTTTCTGGCAGAGCTGCTCGGAACTCTTCCGCGCTGTGGACAATCAAGTTGATAGAACTAGTCATCGTCTAGGTCTCCTTTGTAGAAGTCGAATCCATCGGCTTTGTCTGCACCAAAGATGGTGGCAACAAAGGCGGCAACCATCGCAAGAATGAAGATGACAGCCGTACCTAAGACTGTAAGTCCAATCCAGGTAGCCGTTGTTAGCAATGCGTCAAGCATGGGGTTAGTCCTTAGAAAGAATAGCCAGAGCTACTGCTGAGATGGCTAACGTGATTGGAACGGTTGGGTTGAAGTTGGTCAGCGCAAGTAGTGTTGCTACTAGAACCGCTGCGACCGAGAAGACCGAGGTCCAGATGAGGGAACGTAGGAAGGTGATGAAGCGGGTCATTACTTGGTGCCTTTCTTCTTAGGTTCGACTACGCCAAGGAGAGGTGCCTGCTTTGGCTTCTGCTTAGTGTCGTTCAGAGCCTTCTTGGCTGCTTCGCGGTGCTTTGCTAGAGCAAGCTCTTTCTCGGCTAGGCGAGCTAGTGCGTCCGAGTGTGCTTTCTCTTTCTTAAGGGCGACTAGACGCTTGGTCTGTCGGATGGCGACTAGAGAGACGCCAACGGTGGTTGCAATAAGTGCGGCTACGAGAGCCCATGTGTATTCTGTCATGTTTACATCCTACAGGGTAAAGTTAGCAATGTGCAAGAAAGTGGGCCAGTTTTTAGTCATGGCCCAGGACTTTGTTTAGTTGCGTATTCGTCAGTTCTCTAGAACTCGGATGTACGACACTTTGCTGTAGTTTCCACCAAAAGTTCTGATGGACTCAACCCTGGTGCTAGACCCTGGTCGAGGAGCGTGCATCATCTTATCCTTACTCAGGTAGATTCCGACGTGGTACGCCGAAGAAGAACCTTTGTATTTGAACACGACGATGTCTCCGTATTTAGGCTTCTCACCATTTTTGGTGTTGACCTTTCTACCAAGTTCGCCTTGCTCAGATGCCCTGTGGGGCAACTCTACGCCAATCTGCTGGTAGGTCCAGAGGACCAATCCTGAGCAGTCCCAGCCTCGTGGGCTAGAACCTGAGAAGGCATACCATGTTCGGTGCTTTCTCTGAGAGTTCAGTAGAGCCTTTACAGCTTTACTTACTCTCTTGGCGTTGCTGGTCAGCTTTGCTTGCTTTAGCATTCTTGCCTTTGCAATCTCAGCTGAGACAACATACGAGTCGTTTGTAACTGTCTCACCTCCAAAGACAAAGCTCTGAATATTTTTCGGAGCCTTCTCTTTGGCAACTACAAACTGAACATTAGCGGCAGATGCTGTCGGGGTTACACACCCTGGAAGCATTACCACCGATGCGGTGACTATTCCAATTAGCCATTTCATATTCGACCTACCTTTCCTTGCGTTAGTACTTGGTCGCGTTTTGTCTTGGTTGACTTGTTGCTTTCACTTTTCAGTTGTGTTGGTTATGCGAAAGAGCAT